CGCTTTAATTCCTATATCCCAAAAACCACCAAGCGTGGTCGGAACTGGTCGGCAATTACCCAGACTGGAAACGATCACTCCAGAAACGGCCGCGACCAAGGCGAGCGAAATAGTTGGGTGGGCGAAAGACGTACTAGCGGTAGATCTTCTTCCGTGGCAAATACGCGTCGCGGAAGGCTTTACGGCTATGGACGAAAACGGGGACTATCTACGTCGTATTGGTTATTGTTCGGTGGCGCGCCAAAATGGAAAAAGCCTTCTTATGGCGAGTGTCTTGGGTCACTTCTTAACGGTCGAGGCCGCGCGACGCGGTACGCCCCAGACCGCTATAAGTGTTGCCCACAAACTCGACCTAGCCGTCTCTATGTTTAAGTATTTAGCCCCGATCTTGGAAGTTAAATACGGCGCGAAAGTGTCTTGGTCGTACGGTCGTAACGAACTAGAAGTATTCGTACCGCACCCAAAAACGGGCGAACTAACGGGGCCGCATAGGTGGCTAGTTAGAGCCGCCACCCCGCAAGCGGGACACGGCTACTCCGCGGACTTGGTGCTACTCGACGAAATTTGGTCTATCTCCGAAGCCGCTATCGACGAAGGTTTGTTGCCCACGCAACGCGCACGTAAAAACCCGTTATGTCTTATGTTTTCCACCGCGGGTACGGAAGCAAGTAGCGCAATGATTAGGTGGCGTAGCCAAGGTTTAAGACAGATCGACGCCGGCGACGTGGGGCCTATGTATTTTGCCGAATGGTCGCCCCCGTCTGGGTTAGATCCGTTGTCGGTCGAAGCGTGGGAATTTAGTAACCCGTCTATGGGTCATTTGCTACCCGTATCTGTTTTGGAAGCCGAAGCCAAGGCACCTAACCGCCAAGCGTTTTTACGATCGTCTGTAAATATGTTTACGTCGGCCGCTAACGGGTGGTTAGAAGCGGGACTATTTGACACGTTAAAAACAGACGCCCCTATCCCTAGTGGCGGGGTATTGGCGGTCGATAGTTCGGTAGATAGCGCGCACTATGTAGGCGTTAGGGCAGTCCAAGACGGGGACAAGGTAGCGGTAACGGTTGCGTTTACCGTCGATAATTTGGCGGCTTGTTGGCGTGAGATCGAAGAACTTTTAACCAACCAGTCGGGGCTACTTCTTTCGATACCGCCCACTATGGAGTTGTCTTGCCCGCCTAAATGGGAACGCCGGCGAAACCTTGTTGGTTATCGAGAGTTAGGCAAATGGACGCAACCCGTTAGGGCAATGATTACCGAAGGTCGTTTGGTTCATACTGGGGAATTATTACTAACGGAACACGTCGAACGTGCGGTAATGGTTAAAGCGAATGGATCGGTTTCGTTATCTTCGGCTAGATCTAGTGGCCCTATCGAGTTGGCGCGTTGTATGGTTTTCGCGGCCGCGCAGGCTTCGCGCGTACAGTCAAGACAGAAGCCGACTCTAATAGTTGTCTAGGGCTATGCTTACGACGCGTCCGTAGTTGTTCTGTCGGGGAGCGACTACGGGCGTTCCCCCATTAGCCGTCACTATTGGCGTACACTCTCGACGTATGGGAATTTTCACGCGCAACAAAACCGCGGCTATGGCTACTTCGGTCGAACCGTCTGTAAAAGCGGCCGTAGGCTACAACGCGGGCGCGTCACAAATTGGCAATTTCTACGCCTACATTGACGGCGACGCACGTACCCGCGCTATGTCCGTTCCAACGATCTCCCGCGCGCGCGACCTAATCGCGTCTATGTTCGGTTGCCTACCGATCGAGTTTTACCGCGAAATGTGGAACGGCGAAGAAATGGAAGCCGTCGAGATCGCGCCACGCAGTTGGGGCCGTCGTCTCGACCCAACGGTTACCAATAACTTTATTATGTCTTGGACATTCGACGATCTTTTCTTCTACGGCCGCGCGTTCTGGCACGTCCAGTCCAGAACACAAGACGGTTTCCCCGCGTCGTTTACGCGTCTACCAGCCGCAATGGTGACAACACAAGACCAGAGTGGCCCCGTATGGTTCGGCCCTAGTAACCAGATCTATTTTTCGGGGTTACCCGTCGATAGTCGCGACGTAATCCAATTTTTAAGCCCGATCCAAGGGATCTGTTATATGTCGCAACAAGCAATAAACACCGCGCTAAGTCTCGAACAGTCGGTACAACGAAACGCACGTAGCGCGATCCCCGCAGGCGTTCTACGCCAAACGGGTGGCGAACCATTAAGCCCTACGGAACTATCCGAAATGGCACAAGCGTTTAACGAAGCACGTTTAACAAACCAGACGGCCGCACTAAACGAATTTCTAACCTACGAACCAACAAACGTAACACCCGACAAAATGTTGCTAGTCGAGTCGCGACAATTCCAAGCACTCGAACTTTCGAGAGTCGCAAATATCCCGCCGTATCTCGCCGGCATTGCGGTTGGCGGCTACAACTACCAGAACGCAAGCCAAGCCAAACAAGATCTATACCTATTTGCGGCTAAGAACTTTATCCAATGTTGGAACGAAACAATGAGTGCGGACAACGTATTGCCCCGCGGAACTTTTGTACGTCTAGACGTCGATAGTTACTTAGAAGAACTTAACAACAATGGCGAAACAACCGAAGTAATCGAAACACGCAACGAAACAACAACCGAAGGAATGGACGAATGACCGTACTACGTTTTAACCCAAGCCCTATTACGATCGACGCGGCCGCCCCAGACGGCACGCCACGTCGTACGATTATGGGACTAGCCGCACCATACGGCCCCGAAGCGACGACCGCAGACGGTACCCGTGTACGATTCGCGGCTGGATCACTTCCAACAGACGGACGCGCCCCCAAACTTCTCCAGTATCACGACACAAGCCGCCCTATTGGCATTGTTACCGAACGCGTCGAGATCTTGGAAGGCGAAGGCGCGGGTATGTATTTTACCGCGCGCATTAGCGACATTCCCGAAGGAAACGCGGCCCTAACGCTTGCTATGGACGGAGTATTAGACGCGGTAAGCGTTGGCGTAGTACCGACCGAATACACATACGACGAAAACGGAACAATGGTTGTAACCGCTAGTAGGTGGGACGAACTATCTATGGTGCCATTACCAGCGTTCGAGTCTTCACGTATCCACCAAATAGCCGCGCAAGCGGGTAATAATGAACAACAGGACGAACCCGACAACGGCCACGACACCACAGAACCCCAAGAGGAGAACCCAGAAATGGAAGCAGTCGAAACCCCAGCAGTCGAGGCGTCTACACCCGTAACGCCATTGTGGGCGCAAGCACGAAGCGTCGCGCCAAAACTCCCAACCCCAGCGGAATATATGGTCGCTTTCGCGGCAGGATCTACCGCGTTTGCCGAACTCAACGCACGCATTAGCGCGGCCGCGCCAAATATCACAACGACCGAAACTCCCGGCATTTTGCCCGAAATTATTACGGGTGGCGTGTTCGACTCGCTTAACCCTATTAGGCCTTTTGTTAGTGCGATCGGAACTAAGGCAATGCCGTCGGCAGGGGCAACCTTCCGTCGTCCAAAAATTGTTACACGACCAGTAGTAACTGAACAGCCAACGGGACAGTTAAATACTCTTAGTCCGTCCGAAGTGACCGTCTCAAATTCGGACGTAAGCAAACTAAGTTTTGGCACATACGTAACCGTCTCCGAACAAGACTTGGACTGGACAGATCCCGCGTCGCTTAACATCATTCTCGAGCAACTCGCGATCGCCTACGGCCAAGCGACCGACAACTACGCAGTAGACCAACTCGTAGCGGGTACTACACAGTCCGAAACCGTTGTCGATTTGTCAAGCCCAGCCGACTGGATCGAAGCCATTTACGGAGCCGCATACCAAGTTTCCGTAAACTCCAACTATTTGCCTACCCATTGGGTGATGAACCCCGTAACGTGGGCGAAATTGGGAATGCTCACGGATACAACAGGCAGACCCGTATTTCCGTCAGTTTCACCTATGAACGCTTTCGGTTCACAGCAGGCAAACACGTGGAACGGTAACCCGTTGGGCCTTAATCTCGTCGTCGATAAAAATATCGCAGGCGGTACAGGCGCGGGAAGTCTCCAAGGCATTATCGGACACGCCGCAGGCGCGGCCGCAGGCTTCGAGTTCTACGAACAAATGAAGGGCGCACTTTCGATCGACGTACCGCAGGTAATGGGTCGCACGATCTCATTCCGTGGCTACGCGGCCGCTTTTATGGCCGACGCGACCAAGTTTGTAAAACTCGTTAAGTCCTAATACGAAGGCGGTACCGCTATGGCGGTTTACAGCATCACGCACCACCAACGGTTAGACAACTACGTAGTAATACAACTATTAACCACGTCCGATATTGAGGTAGGGCAGTCCGTAACTATTGCGGGCTTGGGTCACGGTATAAACGGAACACACGTTGTAACGGCCCTACCGCCCTACCTTTTTACGGGCGTCACCGGCGAAGGCGATCTAGTCCAAGATCCCGCGTACCCGATCGCTAACCAAGTTTTGTTTTACGACGAAGGCGACGACCTAGAACGTAGCGCGGTACAGCCGTACGGAACACTTACCTATAACCCCGTTTGTACGTGGATCACCGCTACAAATATCGAAGACTGGTTGGGCATTGGCACAGCGTCCGCGTTAGACCAAACTTTCCTAACGCAATGCGCGACCGCGGCTTCGGCGTTCTGTTATCGCCGTAGACAAGAAGCCAATTATTTTGACAGTCTTACGACCGCACCTAGCGAAGCCGTAAAACTTGGAACTATCCAATATGGTGGCGCGCTTTATAGAAGCCGTGGCAGTATCGGGGATAGTTTTGCGTCGTTCGACCAAATGGGTACCACGTCCTATACGGGTCTGTCCGCGATCGTTAAACAACTCTTGGGCATTGACCGCCCAGCGTGCGCCTAATGGCCGTAGTCGCTTACACAGATCTATTTAACGAAGTCCTAGACGACTTAGCCGCCAAGATCGCGGCCATTAGTGGCGTTACCGTTGTGACAGATCCGCGCAACCTTGCCCCGCCGTGTGTATTTATTGACGCCCCAACGTTCGAGGCTTTTAACGGAAACATTGTAAAAATGCGTTACCCAATTCGAGTAATAACACTCGGCCCCGGCAATTTGGACGCGCAACGCTCGTTAATGAACTTAGCCGCGAAACTACTTAACGCGAACATTGGGATACTAGAAGGCCGCCCAACCGTGGCAATTATTGGCGGTACAGAACTACCCGCCTACGATCTACAATTAGCGATCCAAGCACAAACAACGTAGGGGCAAAAGTGTTAGTAATTCTTTCGGAACGCGTAGGCGTTGTAGGGGCAAAATTTGACGAAGAAGCCGCACGCGCTAAGGGCTACGACATACAAGCGTTAATCGTTGGCGGGTTTATCGGTGAGAGTTCCCCCACTAAACCCCGCAAGGCTAGTAAAGTCTCCGACAAGGACACCCCAGAAAAGGACTAAACCCTATGCCTACTTCGACCATTCTTTCCAACCCCGTAGTAACAGTTAATAGCGTCGATTTGTCCGACCAATGTACGTCGGCCCAATTTACGGAGCGTTACGCAGAACTTCCAGCCACGGCCTTCGGCGATACTGCCAACAAGTACGTAAAGGGCTTAGGCGACCACGAATTGGTATTAACCCTTTATATGTCCTACGCGGCCAACGAAACCTACGCAACGCTTAAAAGCCTTGTAGGCACAACTACAACCGTCGTCGTAAAGCCCGCTACGGGCGTAGATAGCGCGACAAACCCTGGCCTTACGCTTACTGGTGCGTTCCTAGCCGAACTGCCCCATAACTTCGCTCTCGGCGAATTGTCCCAGATCGACGTAACCTTCCACGGCGGCGTTTACTCCGAAGACGTAACCGCTTAAACAATTAGGCACGAAAGGCCCGACCAATGAACCTAACAATTCGCGTTACACGCAATGGCGAAACGTACGACGTAACAACCAACCTTATGGTTACCGTCCTATGGGAACGTAAATACAAGGCGCGCGCGTCCGATCTCGCTACGGGCGTTTCTATGGAAGCCTTAGCGTTTATGGCGTACGAAGCGTCCAAAATGAACGGGGTAACCGTTCCCGTCGCTTTCGACGACTTTATTAAGTCCGTTTCCGAACTAGAAGTGGTGGACAATGAACCCGCAAACCCTACCCACGCGGTACATACCGCCGACAACTAGCAGAACTTTTAATAGCGGTCGGTTTTTGGCCGTCTACGGTGCCGTTCGATACACGCGACCTAGTGACAGTAATAGACGCGTTAGAGAAACAGAACCGCCAAAATGCCCGTAGTAGGTGAATTCGAGGTATTCGGGATCCAAGAAGCGTTAAAACAAATTAACGACTTCGACCGCGTGTACCGACGACAAATAACGACGGATCTACAACAAGGCGCGGGCGCGGAAATTGTGCGCCAAACACGATCGTTCATACCGACCGATTACCCGTTGGAAGGTATGGCGCGCGGGGCAATGATTAAAGGCCGCAACGACACAACGTTTAGTATCGGACGCGTAAGCGCGGGCGTTAAAACACTTGTCGCGAAACGCGCTAGTAAAGAACGAACCGTAACCTTTACCCGTCCGCTATTAATAGACGGCCGTACGATCCCCAACGCTTATACCAAGGACGTGGACTTTAAGGCTCGACCGTTCGCACTATTGACCGCGCAACAAAAAGACGCGGCGGGTGCTTTATGGGATCACGCCGGCGTTAATGAAAAAAGCCAATTCGTACAAAACTTAATAACGTACGGAAAACAACGAGAACCAGCCGCCCCGCGCGCATTGGCACAAGGCGTGGGCGAGGCTATGCCTACCGTCGAAGTCGAAGTATCCAAGGTTCTAGACCGTGTTAGTGAGAAACTGAATAAGAACCTACGCCTAGAAAAGACGCGCTAACTATGGCTATTAACATTCCAATTATTAGTTCCCTAGATACCAAGGGTTTCGACAAGGCTAAAAAAGAATTCGCCCAACTCGACGGGATCGGGGCTAAAAGCGCGTTCGCATTAAAGAAGGCCGCCATACCCGCTACGGCCGCTATCGGTGCGCTAGGCGTAGCCGCTTTCGACGCGGCTAAGGGTGCTATGGAAGACGCGGCCGCCCAAGAACTGTTAGCCAAAACGATCGGTAACAACACAAAAGCGACTAAGGCACAAATAGCCGCTAACGAAGATTGGATTACGACCCAAGGCAAATTACTGGGAGTGGCCGACGACGAACTACGCCCCGTTATGGCGAAATTGGTTACGCAGACTAAAAGCGTTACCGAAGCGCAAAAATTAGCAACTATCGCTATGGACGTGGCCGCGGCTACTGGTAAGCCATTGGCGACAGTTAGCGACGCTATGGCTAAGGCCGCAGGGGGACAAACAAAAGCATTAGCAAAACTCTCCCCAGAACTTCGCGACCTAATTAAAGACGGAATGTCTAGCGAAGAAGCAATGGCAAAACTCGCGGAAACATTCGGGGGAGCCGCCACCACAAAAGCGAACACCGCGCAAGGACAATTCCAACGCCTAAGCCTTTCGCTGTCGGAAACAAAAGAAACAATAGGGGCGGCCTTGCTACCAATTATCGAAAAGGTATTGCCCTACCTACAAAAAATGGGCGAGTGGGCTAGCGAAAACACCAACACGTTTTTAATTATCGCCGGCGCGATCGGTGGAATTGCGGCCGCGGTTTTGTTGGTTAATGGGGCTATGACCGCGTGGAGCGCAATTACAAAAGCGTTTACAGCGATACAAGCCGCGTTTAACGCAGTTCTAGCAATGAACCCGATAACACTTTTAGTTATTGGTATTGCGGCCTTAGTTGCGGGACTTGTCATTGCCTACAAAAAGTTCGAGGGTTTCCGCAACGTTGTAGACAGCGTGTTCGGTTTCATTAAGACCGCGGTTAGTGGCGGCTTCGACTTTTTCCGCGGATATCTCGACTTCGTGTTGGGGATCTATAAGGGCATTTTTAATGGCGTTGCGAAGATCTGGAACAACACGGTAGGTAAATTGTCTTTTAAGGTTCCTGGCTGGGTTCCTGGACTCGGTGGTAAAGGTTTCGACGTACCGAATATTCCTATGCTTGCCGAAGGCGGCATAGTAAATAGCGCGACTCTCGCCGTGATCGGGGAACGCGGCCCAGAGGCCGTAATACCGTTAGACCGTATGCGCGGAATGGGTGGCGGGGATATTTACGTAACCGTACAGGGTGGCGACCCTAACGCGGTTGTAGACGCCCTACGTCGTTACCAACGCCAGAACGGGGCTATTCCTATTCGGGTGGCGTCCTAATGCCATTTACGTACACCGCGGAATACTCGACAGACGGTTCGACGTGGACAGCATTAAGTAACGTCCAGTCGGTTAGCGGCTTTTGTGGCCGCCAAAAACTAGTAGACACTTTCGAGCCGTCACGTATGACTATTGGCATTCGCTACCCGACGGGTTACGCGTCACCAATTACCGCGCTAGTGACGGGTACACAAATACGCGTTAAACGATCTGGGGCTACCTATACGTTGTGGTTCGGTCGTATTCGTAACGTCGTTGTGTCCTACGGGATCCCATACGAAGGCGGGGTAGGTAACGCAGACCTACTTACGTTGGAATGTGAAGGCGCGCTAGCCGAATTTGGGCGACTCCAAGGTAACGACCAAGTAATAGACCAAGATCTAGTCACGTACCAGTTGTCCGACATATCGACTTACACGGGTATTACTTTTGGTACGACATTTGGTGTTTCTAACTCGCCTACGTTGGCGACGTCGACCGTTAGTGGATCTTACGCAGAATGGTTTAATACTTTTGCCAATTCTGTCGGGGCGACCATTAAAGACGGATCGGGACAAGTAGGCGTATACACAAAAGACTTTATAGGTACGTTGCCCGTCGAGTTTTCCGACGTTCTAAACAACGCTACGCACCAAGTTTACGACGGGATCCAATTCGACGCCCAAGCGGCCGACTACTACACACAAGTAGAAGTAAACACAAACAGCGTCGGAACAGTCACGGCCGAAGTCGGTAGTGCGCCATACCGCACGTTACGAATTAACACGTTTAACGTCTCAACACTCCAAGCCCAAGACGTCGCGGACTATTGGCTAGGTATCTACAACCCGCCAACGTTCGGTATTAACGAGATCACGTGTTTAGCCGAAGCACAAAACGTAATGGACTTAGAACTTGGTTACGGTTGGTGGGACTTGCCCGGCTACAACACAAACGTAACGTTTCGCGGTACGACGTACTATATGACCATTTTGGGAGTGTCATTAGACGCCACCCCAGATAGCGCGCGCTACACGTACTACGT